GAGGACTTGGGCGTCAGCTTCAGCCCCGTAGCGCGTGACTTGATCATGAAGGACTTCACTGAGAAGACCATGCGCGAGAAAGGCCGAGCACCCGGCTACATGGACTACACCCGTGGCTATCCACCGTCTCAGTTGATCACGGAAGACATCCTCACTGAGATGCAGAAGCTGGGCTTAAAAGAGGGTGGCGCTGTCACTTCACCGGCTGCCAAAATTGACGGCAACGACTTCGTTCTGGTTGCCAAAAAGTACGGCTTGGACGACAGCATGAGAACCCTGAACAAGATTGTGAGCCTAGTCAATCAGGGCGCTACGGTTGACGAGGCTGCACGCATTGTGTCGGACGCCACCGTTCGGTTCTCAGACAACCCAGACACGATGGCCCTCGAGCTGGCGGGTGGAGGTAAGGTCGGTGCTGTCACGAATTTGATCAAGGGCTTCTTCTCTGCCGTTGACAAGACTGCGCAGAACTTAAAGCGTCCAGCAGGTACTGGCAAAGAGTTTATGGCCGAGGTCAAGGCCGCTCCCGGCATCAAGGCGACTGAACTCAAGGGCCGCAAGCTGGCCGAGATCGAGGCCATGCCCAAGATGACCAAGGCTGAGTTCATCAAAGAGCTGGAGGCTCGTCCTCCCGTCAAGATCGAAGAGAAGGTTCTGAGCGAACCAAGCCAAAAGGACATCGACGTGCTGGCTGATAAGTTGGCCTACGAAAAGGGTCGGGACGAAGCCTATGAGTTCAGCAATCGTGGCGATGACATCGACGCCATGGCTGAGGAGAACTACCGCCTGAGCCTCAAGTTCGACTGGCCTGAGCTGCAAGAGCGGGCACGCGAGCAATTGAGAGAAGGCAAGGGCAGCTCCTTCCATCAGCAGTACGTGATACCCGGCGGCGAGAACTACCGCGAGATCCTGCTGAAGATGCCTGCCGCTGCGGGCGAGGGCTTCCCCGGCGCCCCAGCCCACTTCGGCGGCGAGCCAAACATTCTGGCAAGCATCCGCGTCAGTGACCGCATCGGCCCCAACGGTGAGAAGATCCTGCACGTTGAGGAGATTCAATCCGACTGGCATCAAAAGGGTCGTCAAGCCCGTGCTGAAGAGGTCAATCGTTTGGTCAAATCTGGCATGAGCAAGCAAGAAGCTCAGGCTGCTGTGCCTGAAGACTACGGTTACTCAACAAACATGGCAGCTCGTCGCAAAGAGCTGGGTGATCGCTACAAGAGCGGTGAGCTGAGTCTCGACCAATACGACTACCTTGATCGTGAGCTGACTTCCGTGCCTGACGCACCCTTCAAGAAAGACTGGCAGGAGCTGGCTCTGCGCAAGGTGATGCAAGAGGCTGCTGAGGGTGGATACGACAAGGTGGCACTGACCCCCGGCGCAGAGCAGGCTGCACGGTACGACTTGAGTCAACACGTTGATCAAATTGCGTATAACCCAAGCACTGGATACTTTACGGCCACAAAGGAAGGTCAGCCTGTGGCGGACATCAGCAGGCTAACACCTACCGAGGTTGTTTCTCATATTGGGCAAGAGGCCACTGACAAACTTCTGCAATCTCCCGCAAACAACATTGGGTTGCATGTCCTATCTGGAGAGGATCTGAAGGTTGGCGGTGAGGGCATGAAGGGCTTCTACGACAAGATGCTGCCAGACTACCTCAACAAGCTGGGCAAGCAGTACGGCGTGCAGGTAGATCAAATTGGCATCCGAAGCCCAGATGGCCGCAGTGATGCAGCCATGAAGCTGGGGGTCACGCCCCAAGATTACGCTGCAATGTCGCCAGAAGAAAAAGCCATCTTCCACGAAAAACTTGACGATATCAACGCAAAACCATTGCACAGCTTTGAGGTAACCCCTCAGATGCGAGAAGACATTAACACTAAGGGTCAACCCTTATATAGCAAGATTGGCATACCCGGCGCCGAAGCCGCAGGGGCCACAACAATCGGCTCACAAATCTTTGATGAGAATAATGAACAACAGGTTCAAAATCCGATACAGTTCACCGATAACCCAGATGCAATGCGTCTGGAACTAATGCAGAGGAATTGATTCATGGCTACAGAGTTTCCAATTGAGCCCGAATACGGCCGCTTCGTTTCTGGTACGGCCGACGAGCCCGTGGAGACGCAGGACGAGGAAGAGGAGTACGAGCTGCCTGACGACTCGTCAGAGCTTGAGGAGATGCCTGACGGCTCTGTGGTGGTCAAGATGGACACCGAGGGCCCCTTGGAAGATGGCGAGTTCTATGAGAACTTGGCCGAGCGCATCAGCCCCCTCGACCTGAACAGCATCGCCTTGCGCTACATCGATCTGATCGATAAGGACAAGCAAGCCCGCGAAGAGCGCGACAAGCAGTACGAGGAGGGCCTCAAGCGCACTGGTCTGGGCAAGGATGCTCCGGGTGGCGCAACCTTCTCTGGCGCCTCCAAGGTGGTTCACCCCGTGATGGCCGAGGCCTGCGTGGACTTTGCCTCCCGCGCAATCAAAGAGATGTTCCCACCTGACGGCCCAGTCAAGACCAAGATCCTTGGTCAAGTGGACGAGGAAAAGACAGCCCGCGCCGAGCGCAAGCGCGACTACATGAACTGGCAGCTTACCGAGCAGATCGAGGAGTTCCGCGACGAGCAAGAGCAACTGCTGACTCAGCTACCACTGGGCGGCTCCCAGTACATGAAGCTCTGGTACGACGAGCAGAAGAAGCGTCCCTGCGCTGAGTTCTTGCCGATTGACCGAGTCATCGTGCCGTTCTCGGCCACCAACTTCTACACAGCTCAGCGTGCGACCGAGGTTCACGTAATTACCGAGTGGGAGTTCAGCCGCCGAATTCGCACTGGCCTGTACCGTGACATCGACATGATTCGGGCGACCATGCAGCCCGAGCAGTCGGCAGCCGAGAAGGCCAACGACAAGATCGAAGGCCGCAAGTATCAGGACAACGAAGACGGCGAGCGCACGGTTTACCACGTCTATTGCCACTTGGAGCTGGAAGAGGACGGGGAATCTGACGGCGAGATGGCCCCGTACATCATGATGATCGACGAGCTTGAGCACGAGGTCGTCGGCCTGTACCGAAACTGGGAAGACGGCGACGACACCATGACCAAGCTGGACTGGGTCGTCGAGTTCAAGTTCATCCCATGGCGGGGTGCCTACGCTATTGGCCTGCCACACCTGATCGGCGGCTTGTCTGCGGCTTTGACTGGCGGCATCCGTGCCCTGCTGGACAGCGCACACATCAACAACGCCGCGACCATGCTCAAGCTCAAGGGGGCCAAGATCAGCGGCCAGAGCCAGCAGGTTGACGTCACCCAGATCGTTGAGGTCGAGGGTGCTCCGGGCGTGGACGACATCCGCAAGATCGCCATGCCCATGCCGTTCAACCCACCATCGCCAGTCCTGTTCCAGTTGGTGGGCTACCTCGACAAAGCTGCCCGTGGCGTGGTTACAACAGCCGAGGAAAAGATCGCTGATGTCAGCGCCAACACCCCAGTCGGCACCACTCAGGCGCTGATTGAGCAGGGTGCTGCTGTTTTCTCGGCCATCCATGCCCGCCTGCACGACTCGCAGGCTCGCGTCCTGAAGATCCTTGGCCGCTTAAACCGCTGGTACTTGGAAGACCAGCGCAAGGGTGAGATCGTTGAGGACTTGGAGATCACGGCAGAGGACTTCAAGCGCAACACTGACGTGGTGCCTGTGTCTGACCCGCACATCTTCTCTGAGACCCAGCGTATGGCCCAGATGCAGGCCGTGCTGAGCAGGGCTGACAAAGCCCCAGACCTGTACAACCGCCAAGCGGTGGAGCAGCGCCTGCTTAAGCAGTTGAAGATCCCGGGCATCAATGAGCTTCTCAAGGACACACCAGCCCCAGAGGAGCGCACATCAGCCGATGAGAACGTTGCCATGGCTCTGGGCCAGAACGCCTTTGCGTACATCCACCAAGACCACTTGGCTCACATTCAGAGCCACTTGGACTTTGCGCTTAACCCGATCTATGGGTCCAACCCCATCATGGCTTCGTATGCCCTGCCGCGTTCTCTTGAGCACATCAAGCAGCACATGGTGATGTGGTATTTGAACCGCATGAACGGCTACGTGACCAAGTCCCGAGGCGACAAGGTGTTGACTGAGGAGGAGTACGAGAACAAGAAACTCACCTCCGAGATCGACAAGGTGTTTGCAATCGCTTCTCAGCACGTCAAGCTCGACAGCGAGAAGGCCTTCAGCCAGATCATCCCGCTGGTGCAGCAACTGTTGCAGTCGATGCAACAACTGGCGCCCAAGCCGCAACTGCCGCCAGAGGCCATGGTTCTGCGTGAGACATCGATGGCCGAGACCGAGCGCCGCGCCAAGAAGGATTCCGCTGAAATCGATTTAAAAACGCAACAGATGCAACAAGACGCTGCGCAGGAAGAGCGTCAAGAGCAACTGGACATTGCGCTCAACTCCGTGGACAACCTCACGAAAGAGCGTATCGAAACTGCACGCCTGACCCAGAAGGATCAGGAGTTGCAAAACGAGCAGTTTGAAACTGCAATCCGCCTCCAGCAAGAGGTACAACGCAAACTTGGAGAGATCTAATGGCTACCAACCCGTATCACAACGAAGCCGTGCCTATGCACAAGCGTATCGCCGCTGGCGAGAAACTTGACGGCACATCCCTGAAGTCGCAAGGCGGTAACGCTAAGACTTCTCAACCCAAAGGAGGCGCACTCAGCCAGAAGAAAAAATGAAAACCCTCTCTGATCTGATCGGTGCAGTAGAGTCTCGTCAAGCTGTAATACGCTTGTCCCTAGCGGATGGAAATGCCGCGACATGGGAGACATACCAGCGCATGGTCGGTCATTACGCAGGACTCACTGAGTCTCTGCAAATCCTGAATCAACTTCTGAAAGAAGATAAAGATGACGAATGAACCGGTAGCGCTTGACGGCGCTGACATTGCTTGGGCATTTCCGAGCGTAGAACCCGGCGCGAAACCTCTAGGTGGGCGGATACTTGTGCAACTTCGCCGCACCAAAAAGAAGACGACAGCCGGTGGGATTATTTTGGTCGAAGAGACCAAAGAAGCCGAGAAGTGGAACAACATGGTGGCTAAGGTCATCGAGATTGGACCTCTCGCATTCAAGAACCGCGACACCATGGCAAGCTGGCCCGAAGGCTCTTGGGTTGTTGCAGGCGACTACATCCGCGTGCCAAAGTGGGGCGGTGATCGCTGGGAAGTGAAGGTGGACGGGGAAGATCAGTTTGAAGATCCCGCGCTGTTCATGATCTTGAATGACCACGAAATCATCGCCAAGGTGACATGCAGTCCCCTTGAAATGCGTTCTTTTATCTGAGGTAAATCATGAACGATAAAACACAAGACGAACAAATTGAAGTCAAGGAGGCGGTAGACGGATCAGCATCCGTTGACCTCCCTGAAAACATTCCCAACCCTCAAGCCGAAGATAGTGGCGAGAGCGAAGAGGAACATGAAGAGCCCAAGTCGGCTGACAGTGCGGACTCAGATGACGACCACCCAGACGACAACGAGGCCCTCCGTGCTGTAAAGCGTGACCGCCGCCGCACGAAGAAGCAACTGGTCCGCCAGACCAACAGCGAGAAGGAGATTAAGCTCCAGATGCTTGAACGCCAGAATCAAGAGCTGATCCAGCGGCTGTCGGTGGTAGAGCGCAAGACGCACTCTGCTGACTTGGCCCGCATCGACAAAGCGATTGAAGACTCTGAGCTGCGCATTAACTACGCCAAGATGAAGCTGGGGGAGGCTGCTGAGGCCCGTGACGGCAACGCCATGGCAAAGGCTCAGGAGCTATGGATGGAGGCCCGCCAGCAGGCCGAATCTCTGCGCAACTTGAAGAAATCGGCTACCCAGCCCCGACAAGAGTCCAGCATTCCAGATCCACGGTTGCAGCGTAATGCCGCAAACTGGATGGAGCGCAACCCTTGGTATAACCCCGATGGCAAGGATCTGGACAGTAAGATCGCCAAACAAGTGGACGAAGCCCTAAATTCTGAAGGCTGGGACCCCAATTCAACAGATTATTGGGAAGAACTTGACAATCGCTTGCAACGTTATGTATCCCACAGATACAATGCCAAAACAGACGAGAATCCTAATCAACGGAGTAAACCAAGGGGTATTGTGACTGGATCTGGACGAGAATCAGCCTCACGGGCAGGTGGTAAAAACACTTTCACTTTATCTCCCGAACAAGTTCGGGCGATGAAGGATGCGGGTTTCTGGGACGACTCAGAAAAACGCACCAAGATGATCAAGCGGTACGCATCCGAAGCACGTCAATCTCAAGGTTACAGGAGTTAAAAATGGATTCAAGACTTAAAAAATCTCTTCAGGCCGGTGGTCGCAACGATCGCGCAAGCGAGGACGCAAGCCGCCGACCTCCTGAGGAAAAGTTCATGAGTGCGCAGGAACGTCGAAAGATGTGGAGCGACGAGTGGACGCAATCGGCTCTGCCCAAGACTCCCGAAATCCCGGGATGGCACTTGTGCTGGCTTTCTACAACCAACGCTTACGACACCATCGACAAGAGAATGCGGCTAGGGTATGTACCTGTGACGGCAGATGAGTTACCCGGGTTCGACAGTTATCGAGTTAAGGCTGGTGAGCATGTTGGGCACATTTCGTGCAATGAGATGCTGTTATTCAAACTGCCAATGGACGTCTACCAAGAAGTCATGACGCAGATGCACTATGAAGCTCCCCGCGAGGAAGTAAATCGTATCCTCTCTCAAGCGGAAAGCCCAAGTGCGAAGGACAGCTCTGGTCGCCGACTAGTGCAGATGGAAGCAGGTATGGACAGATCCGATCAACAGCAACCCAACCGTGCCCCCGTTTTCGAGGGCTAATTTTAAGGAGCTAGACTATGTCTGCAATCAACGCTCCGTTCGGCTTGCGCCCTGCGTTCCACCCTTCCGGTCTGGATCGCGCCACGGCGCTGGCTGACGGTATCACCTCTACTTATGGCACTGCCATTCTCAAAGGCCAACCAGTGCGTTACACCACTGGCGGCGTCATTGAAGTTGCCGCTACCGATCAAGCCTTTGTTGGCGCGTTCGCTGGTGTTGAGTTCACTGACACCACAGGCCGTCATCGCGTCTCGAACAACTGGCCTGCCGGTACGGCATACCAGACCGGTTCTTGCGTGGCCTACTTCTACGCTGATCCACAGATCGTGTATGAGATTCAGGCTGACGGCTCACTGGCCCAAACCTCTATTGGCGACGAAGCCAACCTGAGCAACACCACCGCTGGTTCTACGACCACAGGTCTGTCGCAATGCACTCTGTCAACCACACTGGTTGGCTCGGGCAACAGCGCTCAGATGCGTATCGTTAACCTCGCTCCGTACCCCGGTAATGACTGGGGTGATTCTTTCACTATTGTCCGTGCAACCATCGCCGAATTCCAATTCGCTGGTGCTGCCGGTACAGCAATCTAAGGGGGGAGTAGACCATGGCCGCTCCAATGCGCAGTACCGACTTTCGTAGCATCGTCGAACCTATTCTCAACGAATGTTTCGACGGTGTATACGATCAACGAGCCGACGAATGGTCACGGGTTTTCCGTGAACAAGAAGGCATCCCACGCAACTACCACGAAGAACCCGTCCTGTACGGTTTCGGTGCTGCTCCACAGATGGCCGATGGCTCTCCTGTGTCGTACCAACAAGGTGGTGTTCTGTTCCTCAAGCGCTACGTCTATGACGTGTACGGCTTGGCCTTCGCTCTGACCAAAGTTTTGGTTGAAGACGGCGACCATATCCGTATCGGTCAGGTGTATGCCCGTCACCTTGCTCAGTCCCTGATTGAGACCAAGGAGACCCTGTCTGCCAACGTTCTGAACAATGCCTTCACTGGCGGTCAGTACGCTGGTGGTGACGGTGTTGCTCTGAACAGCGCTTCGCACCCAATCGTGAACGGCACGTTCAGCAACCTGCTGTCTACGGCAGCCAACCTGTCCCAGACTTCTCTGGAACAGATGCTGATCCAGATCCGTCAGGCTGTGGACAACAACGGCAAACGTATTCGTCTGGTCCCCCGCCAACTGGTGGTCGCTCCGGGCAATGTGTTCCAAGCTGAAGTCCTGCTGAAGTCTGTTCTGCGTGCTGGTAACGCGAACAACGACATCAACCCCATCAAGTCGATTGGCTTGCTGGACGAGGGTGCCGCTGTTATCTCGCGTCTGACCAGCCCTACCGCATGGTGGGTGCAGACTGATGCTCCAGAAGGCATGAAGCTGATGATGCGCCGCCGCCTTGAGAAAACCATGGAAGGTGACTTTGAAACCGACACCATGCGTTACAAGGCGACCGAGCGTTACGATGTCGGTTTCACTGACCCCCGCGCCCTTTACGGCACGGCTGGCGTCTAAACCAAAGGTGGGGGCTTCGGCCCCTACTCTTTAAGGAGCAACAAATGGCACAAACCTATTTCGGTTCTACCCTGCGTGCAGGTTCTGACACTCTGACTGATACTGTGGACGGCGGCTTTGTCGTCATGTCACAGACAACCACTGTGACCACTGCTGCCGCAGGCACTGCTACCAGTGCAACGCTTACTCTTCCCGCTTCTTCGCAGATTATCGACCTCGTTGCCGATATGACCGTGAACGAAGTGGTTGGTGCAGGCACTGCCACTACCATCCCAATGACCATCGGCACAGCCGCCGCAGGCACACAATATGTGTCTTCGACTGATGTATTCGCTGGCGGTCGTATTGCACTTACTTTTACAGCCGCGCAGTTGACCGCAATGAGCGACATCGGTAGCAATACCTCTGTTGTCGTTACGCTTGATCCAAACGGCACGATCGTTACAACACAGGGCGTTATTCGCCTGACCGTTGTGTACGCTCAGAAAGTCTAAGGGGAGCACATCATGGGTCAATTCAAGCCAATGGTGAAGATGGAGACCACCGAGCCTTCAGTTGAACTGAAACTGAAAAAAGGTGGCTGCGTCACTTCTGCAAAGAAGATGATGAACGGCGGCGTTATGGGCGCACTGTCGCAAGCACCGGCCCCCGGCGCTCGTGGCGGTATGTCCCCAGCAATGCGCCCACGCAAGCCATCGATGATGGACCGCCGCAAGGCCATGATGGGTAAAACCATGATGGCTAAGGGTGGCGCCATGGACGCTCTGGAGGCTCACGCCGACAAGCCTGCCAGCAAGGCCCACAAGGGTCTTAAAACTGGCGGCGTCATGAAGTCACCGAAGCCCGGCAATTACGCCACTGGTGGCGTTGTGAACGGTCAAGGCGGCTTTAAAAAAGGCGGCGCTATTGCCAAGAGCGGCATTATCAACACTGAAAATCAAGGTGGCGAATATCGCAACACCAAGATGGTCACAACAAAAGTTGATACCAACTCTGCGCCAACTGGTGGCGTGAAGCTGGGTAATGCTGGCGGCTACAAAAAAGGCGGTGCTACAAAAAAGCACTTCGCCACGGGGGGAGCTGTTAACAACAGCGGCCACGCCGTGGCGATGCCCGCAAAGCCAGCGTCCAAAGCAGTCTCTAACGATCGTCAATCCGGCACCTTCAAAAGAGGTGGCACGGTAAAGATGTCGGATGGCGGTTCAAGCACCGACAAGGAGTCTTTCTTTGACAAAAACAAAGTAGACCCCAAGACCGTTAGCGACAAAGCAAGCCGAGAGCTTGAAGATGCGATGAACCCCTTGAGTATGGTGAAAGAACTTTACGGCAAGGCGCGTAATGCGTTTCGCGGTAAGCCAACGCCAACTCCAAAGGGACAGGGTGCAGTGACTGAGACGGAGAAATCCATCACAGTCTCACCAGCGGGTAAGAAGCGCGGCGGAAGCGCTTGTTGAAAACGAGTGGGGGCTACGGCCCCCGCTTTTAATTTATTTTGGAGAGCCACATGGGAACTTATTCTTCTGCAACACGCCAAGGTGCGTATGAGCCATTTGAACTGCAAGTAGCCCGTGGGCAAGTTGATGGTCACAACACCTTATATAAATTTGGCGTTAACACTGATGTTGGCACGAATTCTGAAACAGTTTGGTCGCAAGGTGGTTTATATGTGTACCTCGCCTCTGCCACTGTAATGAAAATTTCTAGTTCAAGCGCAGACGATTCTTCCGCTGGAACTGGCGCAAGAACAATTGCTATTTTTGGTCTTGATGCAAATTACAACGAAATTAGCGAGTCTGTCCTTTTAAATGGGCAAACAGCAGTTAACACTGGCAATAGTTACTTGCGCATTCTTCGTATGTTTGTGACTACAGCAGGCTCTAGTGAAACTGCCGCAGGTACTATCTACGCGGGTACAGGCAGTGTTACTTCTGGTGTGCCTGCAGCCATCTATGGCTTGATTACTTTAGGCGCAAACCAATCACTAATGGCGTTTTGGACTGTCCCAGCAGGATACACTTTTTATTTGCTTGGTTTATTCCTTACATCTGGGAACACAGGCGCTAATACATACACAACTTTCCAGTTTTTTCAGCGTCAAGTTGGAGGCGTGTTTAGATTGCAATCTGCTGCACGAATTTCTGCTAGTGGTAATTCTCAAGTTCCCTTGAACCCTCCTCTTTCTTTTGTTGAAAAGACAGACCTCCAAATAAGGGCATTTTCTTCTTCTGGCGCGTCAAATGTGTCTGCTGAGTTTGAAGGCATCTACATTAAGAACCCTGACTAATCATGCCAAGCAAATCACCAGCTCAACACAAACTGATGGATGCGGTTGCGCACAACCCTAAGTTTGCAAAAAAGGTTGGCATTCCCACAAAGGTTGGGAAAGAATTTGTTCGTGCTGACAAAAAGATGGCTGATGGCGGCAAAGTTAACGCTGCTGGCAACTACACCAAGCCAGAGCTTAGAAAGCGTATTGTCTCAGCGGTTAAGTCTGAGGCTACGCAGGGCACAGGCGCAGGTCAATGGAGCGCAAGGAAGGCCCAGCTTGTGGCAAAGCGGTACAAAGCCGCAGGTGGTGGTTATCGTGATTAAAAAGCCTCAACAATCCCTCAAAGACTGGGGCAAACAAGATTGGACAACCAAAAGTGGCAAAAAATCTTCTGAAACTGGTGAGCGATACCTTCCAAAAGCTGCGATTAAAAGTCTTAGCCCTGCTGAGTACGCTGCAACGACCAAAGCAAAAAGAGTAGGCAAAGCCGCAGGAAAGCAATTTGTAGCGCAGCCCAAAAAGATCGCCAAGAAAACAGCCAAATACAGGTTCTGACCATGCCAAAAAACAACGCAACAGTCGCCAAGTCGCTAAAGAAGGCTGGCTTCTACGAGCCGTCTAAAAGCAAGCCTGAGCGGGTCAAAATCATCAACAAGGTGACGACCAAGCCTCAGCGGCTAAACATGGTTGAGAAGATGTTCTCGGACAAGAAGCTCAAGAGCGGTGGCGGTGTGTCTCTTGCTGTTGGGCGGGGTGAAAAATTGCCAGTAGAAAAGGGCGCTGGCCTTACAGCCAAGGGCCGAGCCAAATACAATGCAGCAACGGGCAGCAACCTCAAGGCACCCCAGCCCCAAGGCGGCTCACGTAAGGACTCGTTCTGCGCACGGATGTCGGGCATGCCCGGTCCGCTCAAGGACGAAAAAGGTAAGCCAACCCGCAAAGCGGCGGCGTTAAACAGATGGAAGTGCTGATATGGCTTACTCGGACACCTACGGTCAGGTCTACAACGTCCAAACGCTAATTGACCACGGCGCACGCAGGTGCGGGAAGTTGGCCGAAGAGTTGACTTCTGAGCAGCTTTTGAGCGCTCGGGAGTCTTTGGGCTTTGTGATGAGCAACCTGATCAACATTGGCATCCAGTACTGGGCCATCGAGAAGAAGGTTTTTGGCCTCACGCCAGAGAAGTATCAGTACACCCTGCCTGATGGCTCCAATGATGTCTTAAACGCCCTGTACAGGACGATGACGCGCACCACTGGCAGCTACACATCAAGCGCTGGCGGCACGGCTTCAAACGCTGGTGACGAAGACATTGACACCTTCTGCCAGCAAACATCGGCAAACGGCAACATTTCAATCAATTTTGGGACTGGCAACCCGATCTATGCTGGCTCAATTGGGCTTTTGCCCTACGTTTCTGGTGGCGGCAGCGCTACTTGGACGCTGACACTCGAATATTCGACCGACAACATCACTTACAACACGCTTCAGAGCCTTGGAACGGTCGTTGTGACCGACAACAGTTGGATCTGGACCGACATTGACCCCGGCCAGAGCGTTCAGTACTACCGAGTGCGGATTTCTGGTGGTGCAACCCTTGCTTTGCGCGAGTTTTACGTTGGAAACAACTCGACCGAGATCACCATGTCTCGTTTGAACCGTGACGACTACACAAACCTGCCAAATAAGAACTTTACGGCCAATCAGCCGTACCAATACTGGTTCAACCGCACGGTCCCGAACCCTGAGATCTATCTTTGGCCCACTCCAAGCAACCCGTTCGTCCAAATGACGGTCTGGTACAGCAAACAGGTCATGAATGTGGGTGATTTGACCAACGAGCTTCAGATTCCGCAGCGCTGGTACTTGGCCGTGGTCAATATGCTGGCCCATCAGATGGCGATGGAGCTTCCTCAGGTGGGGCTGGACCGAGTCCAGTACCTTGAGGCTCAGGCAGAGAAGACCTTGGCCTTGGCTGAGGCAGAAGAGCGGGATCGTTCACCGATCTACTTTGCGCCCAATATTGGCGTCTACACGAGGTGATTCATGGGCATGTTCCTTGACACCATCGGAAATGCGTCTCTGTCGATCTTCATCTGCGACCGTTGCAGGATGAAACGCGCCATGGATGAGCAGATGTCAGACCCAAACTTCCCCGGTTTGAAGGTTTGTCAACAGGGGTGTGCTGACCAAAAAGACCCCTACCGACTGCCTGCCCGAAAGACTGAGCGTATAAATCTCAGATTTCCTCGCCCGGATGTATCTGTGGCTGTTGATCCAAACAACCTTGTGACCGACAATCAGGGTGACTACATCATCTCGACTGAGGGCAACACAGATACACCGGAAAATAATGGCAACCTCGACGGAATATCGGTGACACCATAATGGCAAATCAAACCATCACGCAACTGCCAGCCGCAGGCCCCATCACTGGCACCGAGCTTGTGCCCATCGTCCAGAACGGTGGAACTTTTAGGACCACTGCCTCGGCCTTGGCTGGATCTCCAGTTCAGACTCAGACTTTCCTGACGCTCAACCAAGAGCCGACCCTCAACAACAGCCGCTTCCTGTCCTCAGGCACAGGGTTGGGCTTGGTGGATGGTGGGGCTCAGAGCTTCTACCGAATCACGCTGAATGG